AGATTACCCGAAGTATTCTGGAATCTACCGAACTGAGTTCCACCGTCTTTAAGTAGTACATCACCACCGTCTGCATCAAGTACAATGTCACCAGCAACATCAAATGTCAAGGAACCATTAGTAACATCTATTTCAGTACCAGTCGCAGTAGTGTATGCCACTTGCATTCTTAAACTATTCGCAGAGTCTCGGAATTGTACAATACCATCTCCAGCGTCAACATAAATATTCTTATCGACTTCAAGAACTAAATCTCTGTTAACAACACGTTGTGTCACTGAATTACTATTGTTACCTAGATCAAAGACCACTCTGGACGAATCCACATCGTTGAACGTTCCTTCAAAGACAATGTCATCGCCCTTTGCATTTAATGTGATGTCACCAGTAGCATCAAGGTTTATACCAGATGTACCTGAAATCGTGTTATCTTTGAAATTGAAGTTTGCGATAGTACCACTATCACCATCTAGGTTGTCCGCAAATACTCCACCGTCAAACCATGCATATCTCCATTGAAGAGCGGATGATCCAAGGTTGTGTGCATTATTTGTTTTTGGTAAAATATTAGTATCAACTTTACCGTTTATAGAAATGTCATCTGCAGCCGCATTACCCAGATCAACATGACCGTTTAATGTGGTATCACCATCTACATTCAAATGTCTGTCAACATCAAGATCGTTCTCAATGTTTACATCGTTATTGAATACTGCATCTGAATCTTCGAATGATAATGCAAGTGTTTGATTTGAGTAGATACCTAATTGGTTAGAACCCATATGACTGAACTTACCAAACTCTGATCCGTTATCTTTTAGTTTGATATCGTCACCAGCTGCATCTAGTGTGATGTCACCAGCCGCATCGAGTTCCATACCACCTTGAGAGTATTCGATTCGGTAGAATAGGTCTGCACCACTTACGCCCATTCTGTGACGTGCGAACTCAGTACCATTACGTTTGAATATAATGTCACTATCACCAGCGTCTAGAACAATATCTCCAGTTGCATCGATTGTAAAAAGACTTGGTGCGCCAATGGTGAATTGACCATTGTCTGCGAGACCTAAAGTTACGGTATCGTTACCACCACCGTTCTTAATATTTACATGGTTACCGTCCGCATCCAGAACAATATCACCGTCAGTGTTTAGTGTGATATCCTGAGTTGCATTTATACCTACGGTTCCAGTAGTTGTTTGAGTGAAAGAAGCACCAGTTGTAACACCATAAGCACCACCAGATACAATATCGAATGTTCCTCGTGTATCGATGTCCATGTTTCCAGTCGCACCGATATGGTATGTACCAACTGCACTGTCCGATACATTACCTGTAACCGTTTCTGTTCGGTTACCAGTTGTTGCGATTGTGGTTGTTGTGCCTAGAGTATATTCTTGACGTGTTGTACCACCATCTTTTAATCTTATATTGTCTCCACCAGCATCAATGATGATATCATTAGCTACATCAAGTGTCAGATTATTTGGAGTACTTACTGTAAGGTTTCCATCATTAGCAAGATTGATCTGTGCAGAATCAGCACCCGCTCCGTTTCTGAGGACTAGATCATTACCATCCGCATCAAGGATGATGTCTCCTACTGCATCAATAGTAACATCACTAGGTGCGGTTATAGTATACTGGCCCGCCTCACCAGTACCAGTCGCAATATTGTGTGTTACAGACGGTCTCGCACCACCGCCATCATCGATAACACCACCTTTCATGATGATGTCTTCACCTGATGCATCTAGTGTTATAGTTCCAGAACCAAGTGTTTCGATTTGATAATTGTCTGGTGTTTGTATATGGTAATCACCACCATCAGAGAATGTGTGGGTTTGCGTGTCCCCTCCAGCACCATTCTTAAAGTAGAATTGGTTGCCGTCTGCATCTAATGTAATATCACCAAGTGCATCAAAAATGAAATTACCAGATGCGCTCATGTCGATATTACCAGTAGTATTCTGAATAAAGTTACTACCAGTTGTGAGAGTGTATGTAGAGTTACCTGTTACGGTGATTGTTCCACCAACAGAATCTAGAGATGTTCCGTCAACCTTATTGATGTAGGTTCCAGAATAATCACCGTCAAAATTAACACCAGTAAGATTGATATGACGAACGGCATCAACAAGAAAGTCTTGACCAGCATCAATGTCGATGTCTGTACCACCACTTTGATTAGTACTAATCTTCAGTCGTGTCTGAGTCTCCCCCGCTTGTCCGTTTGGATATAAGATCTCACCAGCAGATGCATCGAATGCAGCTTCAATCTCATTAAGTACTGTTACAAGATCACTGTCTTGATAAGTATTTAATTGTGATGGATCACCAACATTATTACTCAGTATGTTGAACTTGTCAACAAAGAGTTTAAATGAATCTACTAAATTTGCTATAGGTTTTCTTGACATTATAGTTTCTCTATAAGTTGCGAAAGCATATTTTTCATGTCTGAGATATCACTCTCTAAACCTTCCACTTTTGCCTTCAATTCTTGTTCTTCTTTAATTCTCTCTCTAGCGATACGTTTTCTCTCACGAGATTGTCTTATCTTATCACTATTTATATTCATCACGGCCCCAGTTTCGGGATCACGTGCTAAATCACCGTGTCCCTCTACTGGTATCATAGTCTTAGTCTGCAAGGGCAATACACCTCAAGTCTTTAATTACTGGAACTTTCGCATTATTCAAACTGTTGAATACTACTTTCAACTGGAATTTCTGGAAAGGATCTATATAACCACCTTGTCCACCGATTAGGTAACTATACTCACGGAACGCATTCTTGTTATTATCCGCTGGAGTCTCATTAATTGTATCAGCAGATTCCCATGCTATATCGTTAATGTTATCGTCCTTAGAACATGTCTTCCAATATAATTGGATACCTGTCTGTGGTGGTCTATTAACACTCATCAATACACGTAGACCAACCGCAGTCTCAGATAGTGAGATAGGTATTGTTACGTGTTTAGCAGGTGCAGTACCTTCATGTGAATGTTCTTCAGCGATGTACATATGTTTGTTAGTGACTTCACCATCAAGATAAGTATTACACACATTCGGATCAGTGTTATCAATAATGTTACCAGTCAGCTTCATATCTGTTGCTTCTAAGTCTAACACTGGTGACACACGTCTATCGGTAGTTGTCATTGTTACCTGTGCAGTCAATGAATGTTGATCATTCGCAATCAAAGTAGTTTCAGATACCTCTTCAAACTGGTTGAATACCGCATGAGGAACATCCAATGTTGTGTTGGTCTTATTACGTAAGATCTGGAATGAATTATCTACAAGATAACGACCAGCATCTGAATCAGCAAACGAAGAGTTTGAAGTCATCTTAGATGACAATGTATAGTTTGTCGCCTCTGGTTGAAGTACATCAAAGTCTGGTCTAACCACATCATATGGAATATGTTGTAGTAATCGTACCTTACCTGTACCGACTCTTCCTGATACCGTTGCAGCTTCACCTGCTTGTACCTTAATACTGTTGGCATCTACCGAAGTAACTACACGATAGTATGGTGAAGAGTTACTCATGATATTAGAACCTAAGATACCGTTGTATCGAGTACTAGCATCTAAACCAAATACTCTTGTTCTATCACCTTTACGTAGACCATGACCAGTTGTGTATATTGTAATCTCATCACTACCTTCATGTGTCATGATTGGGTTCTTAACCAATGTTGTAGGTCTAACATTACGGTTATGTAAGAATGCATTACCTTGAGTTTCAAAGTCTGCACGATACATTACGTATGCAAGATCCTGTTGACCACGTGGTTCCCAAACGTCTGTGTTTTGAGATACGAATAGTGATCCTAATGTAGGTTGTTTAGTGACACGAGTTTCGGTAGAACCTAATACGAAGTCTTCTACTTGAGAAATATACATCTTATACTTCATGGACTTAGATCTAACGATGATAGCGTAGTTTGCACCATTACCTTGCAAGAAGATTGGTTCGTCAAATACAAAGTCAGTACCATTTGCAACCATACTTGCAATATTCGCTTCTGGTACTTTAGTAACTTGTGCTGGTGTCAACTGAACCAGAGATCCAGGCACTCTTCGTGTACGATCTGGGTAACCAGATGGTGCTTCAGTAATCGCAATACTTACACCATATTGATCATCAAATGACTCTGGTTTCTCTGCAAAGTATAAACGTAGTCGAGTTAAGAAGATACCGTTTGGATCTAGTACCTCGAACGATTGTGCAGTAGGATCTTCATCTTTAAATACTTGACCTTGTGATTGAATAAGATCTAATCCTGTATTCGCAGCTTCGTTATATGGTAACAAATACGGTGTTCCAGTACTATAACTTGCAGTACCTTGTATTGTCTGAGTACCAGATGCCTGTGCATAATCATAGGTTGTATTAGTATCGACCAGTCGTGTTCCTGTACCTGTTACTTCTGTTGTAGTTTCTACAGGGCCATAAACCTGTGTTTGGGTTACTTCAGTCTTAACATCTTGTTGAGTTTCTGTAGTTACAACAGTGTCAGTAGATACAGTTTGTGTAGTGTATCTGTCATTGTTAACTGTAGTTGTTTGACCACCAACAATCTCTAGTACACGAGTATTAGTGATTGTGTACTCACCAGATAAACTTTCGATTACACCCGAAGCAGTATAGAACTGAGCACAATATGAAAGGGATTTACTTACATCTGGTTTACTAATATCGAACAACGAGAATATCGCAGTACCAGTAGGGAATCGCATAGGTGGACTCACTAAGTTTGGAACCTCGAATTCAGCTTCCAATACACCATTTGCATCCGATACCAAGTTAGTAGAACCTTCTGAGTGTTCGGTTGATGGTGGTAGATCCACTTCTGGAACCATGTTTGCACCAGACTCCGCAATAGTATAATTCGGATCTGAAATGGTAGACGACTTATAGAAAGTCTTAGTCTTACAGAAACGACTTACGTCTGTGTTATTGAAGAATGGGAAGTAACGTGTATTCGGACGTAAGTTAGTTGCACGAATAGAAACTTTACGTGAACGCATCCAAGGGATATGGATGATCTGTAATTCACGATTATCTACTACTTCAGCCAATACACTTTCACTTGCAATACGGTTTACAGTAGATTGAGTTTCGGTTGCAGTGTTATATTCTTGTGTAGTCTCGTATGTGTTTTCAGTAGAAACAGTATTTGTTCTACCGTAAGTAGTATTAGTTACTGTTTCGTTAACACTTACATCTTGAGTACTTGTGGTTCTAGTGTTAGTTGTTGTTTCGTACTGGTTAGTTGTAGTTACAGATGTAGTATTCTGTCTACCAACAGTAACGTCATAACGTGGGCCATTCTTCCACTTATCTTTCTTTGGATAGAAGTAAACGTGTGCAGAACCAGTCCCGACACCTTTAATCATTAACTTGTCGCCAGCATCGAATCGTATCTTTTGAGTACCGAACTCTGTCCAGTTTGATGGAGTGTCCGCATCACCACTTTCTAGTTTGTAAACTTTAATACGACCATTGTGTGCGTTACAACGGAATACTTTCTTATATGTTGAAGAGAAAGTGATGATAACTTCATCTTTTACGTTTAGTTCTAATGGCGCACTGAACTTAGGTGAAATAGGTTTAGTGATTCTCTTACCTACGTAAGCAGTCTGAGTTGCTTCAGTCTGTGAAACAATATCACCTGTGACCTGATTATTCTCTACACCAAGAACTTCTGTTGTTGTGGATAGAGTTGTGGTGGATGAGTTAGAACCCTCTTCTACCCACTCACCGTAATCGATACTAACTTCTTGACCTACTTGACGTGTACTCTCTCCAAGTAAAGTTGTGTTAGATGTTTGTGAAACAAGAGGATCTGTAGTCATACCCACTTGTAGATCATTTACATCTGTACCACCCCATGCATACTCCTGTTCGTTCCAGAGAAGTGCTTGTGATGCATCGAACTCTGTACCACCATCAATGATAGTAGGTGCATCCTGTTCGAAGTTCTTCCAAGTATCTTTTGAAGGTGATAATACAAGATCACCATATGTTTTCTCAACGTGGAATGGGTTAACATTAATTGTTTGAGACGCCATGTTCTGTGCGAGATACTGTTTCTCAGTGTGTGCCAACATTACGTTGTCACCTTTTTGAGTTACACCAGTAGAGATACTATGAGCAGAATCAAAGATTAATGGGATAGTCTTACATGTGTAAGGTGGACGTACAAGACCTTTTGTTGGATCATGTGACGCTCTATGTTCTAGGTTTTTGGTGTCAGCAAACTTCTGATTCTTGAAATTATCAACAAAGAAACCTGTATGAAGACGTTCGTTACCAGAAGAGTCAAACAATCTTTCGTTAGTCGCATTAAGTTCTAACAGAGAAAGTGTTGTAGCTTCTTCTAGTTTGTCGAGACGTTTGTCTAGTTTACCAATATCTTCCATCGTGTATCCACGTCTTGGAATGATAGTGGTTTTTAAATCTTTTGTGTGAAGTGTGTTCGCACCTAGTTCGATCTTATATAGATCAATACAATCTACAGGAGTAGATGGGAACTTAGGCATCATTGAAGACACACCTTGGATGTAACGTAACTCACCACCTTTTGACAATACTAGTTTGTCAAGACGTGGCATGTAGTATTCCGCATCCGCATTTACAAGAGTGTTTTCTTGTGGTAATCCAAATATGTGTGTATCACCACCTGTGAATGTTTCGTCCGTAGTATTTACGGAAGGACGGAAGTCAAGAACATCTCTTAATGAAATAACCTTGCCATTTGTACGGTGAACTGGTATACTACCATATGTGACCTGACCGTCATATGAATTAACACCGAAGAAATCACCATCACCAGTGTGGTGGAAATACTTCATTTTAACATATACTGGTTGTTCGTCTGAATCTAATCCAGAACCTTTATAGACTAGTTTACCTAGACCATAGTGAGTGTCACGTTGACCGTTGTCAATACCAAATGCACCCAATACATTCTTACCGTCCGAGTCGTCTACAGTACAACGAGTGATCTCATAGATGTCAGTCTTTCCTAGATTGATAAACCTAGTACCGTCTCCATCTGAATCTAGTGTTCTTGTTACTGTATGTGGACGTAATTCTTTTGCTTTTTGGCTTGCATTATTGATCTTTTCGTAGTATAATACATCGTAACTAGTACCATCAACCAGACCACCAATTGTAGAAGTGGTTGAACCAAAGGATACTGTTGTATCTGCTACAACATCACTATCCGCAGATGAAACTATCCAGTTACCAGCATTCGCAAGATCACCTGATGCACTTGCAGTAACACTGACTTCACCCTGAGCATCCGCTTGTGTTTGTGAGATTCTTTTTGCAACGGTAAGAGAGATATCCGAAAATATCTTAGGTCTACGTATCGGTGCATCAAACAACAATGGTCGTTTATCTGTACGATACATTTTAGTTACGCCAGTGCCTGGCTCTCTATAAATGTTTAGGTAGTTTGCAGTAGGACTTGACTTAGCACAGATAGATTGTATATCACGTATACTTGCTCCTGCTGAAGTAATTGTTGTTGCGAAAACATGAAGTTTTTTCTGACCTGCTATACCACCCGCTTCATTCAAAGCACGTACACGAGTAATACCAATAACTGATCCGCTACCATTTGCACCATTATGGAGATTTAACTCTTCACAACTTGTGAAGTCAGGCATTTTACCTTTACCATTACTATACAAGAAATAGTTACCGTAGTCAATAGTAATCGAATCATTATTTCGTGATAAAGTTTCTTGTGGTTTATCAACAATGATAGTTGTCTCCGCATCTTTATTTACACGGAAACCTTTAACATATGCAGTACCAGGCGTTACTTTTAATTTAAAATTAGATGTGGTGTTAGGTGCAAACGAAGCACGGAAGTAACGTTTGATGTAATCACCAGCTGTCTCGTGAGTACGTGTCGCCATCTCTTCACGGATCGATTTGAATCCTGAGCTTGCAGTAACAGAAGATACAATCTGACCACCAGATACTTCAATGATAGGAATGAAGATTTTATCTTTTGTGACTACACGTGCATCTGACAGTACCAAACGAATACGATATCGATCTGCGCCAGGCGATGTTAGGTTAGGTGTTGCACCTTGATTATCAAATAGTGTTACATCATCGTCCGCAGTAACAATGTCTTGTGTAATGGTGAAACCAAAACGTGAAGATGCATTGTTAGAATACTTACGGAATACTAACCTTTGTGGTGGACAATATACAATACGTCCTTGTATAAAGAAATGTCCTTCGTCAACCTGAATCGATGAACCTAAACCAACCGCTGGGTTAGTCGTAGTATTGATCTGTTGTACATTTAGTGTAAAGTCACCACCTGTACTTGTTAATGTGTCTCCAGCTGGTACACGAGTACCTGTCTCACTACCATTTGAATCTTGGGTGTACTCTACGTATAATGTATCTGGATCACCATTCTCAGCCGCTAGGGCAGAAACTACAGTAAACTTAATTGTATTATCTGAACTTGAAAACTCAACACCTTCCAACGTAGTCGGATCAGATGGAAAAGGTGTACTACTCGCAATCTTTATGAACTCAAGTTTGTTATCACAACGGAACGAGCCAGGCGTGATAGCTGCACCTTCCTCAAATAGGTTACCAGTTAATTGTGTAATCTCTTTTTGGATAACAGTCTGTAACTGAGTAAGTTCACGAGCCTGCAATGCCTTACCACTATTAAAGAGAATACGATGATAGTTCTTAGACTTATCGTAGTCGTCCTTATAAGTTGATGGAAATGTTTGTTCAGTATACGTTGTTGGCATCTTTTTACCTTAAAGTTGTATGACGATTTTTAAATCTTCGATTTGTTCTGCGGAACGGTCTACTGCCGCCCTGTTATCAATATATAGGAGTTCTCCAGTATGCGGATCGAACTCTCCAGCAAGTTGTTGTGATACGATACCAGTATTACCACTTGGATCTGTAACAGAGTTACTTGCTGTAAAACTTGTGAAACCTGTTGTTTCATTTTGGTGAACTAAAAGACGTGCAGTTAATAGAGATCCGTTAACAGAATCTACAGTATCGATATACGCCTTTGCACCTGTAGACTGATCTTCAATAGTAGTATCTTCTACGAATGTACCGTTAGTTGAAGTCAATTCTAATTTAATTAATCCGTTACCAGTTGACTCAGTAAACAATTGGTCATCTGGTCTATCGTCCGAGTCTGCAACCAATGGACTACGTAGTAATAGTACTTGACGGAAAGTATTGTCACCTAGTAAGAAGTCTCCCCCTTCATTACCGTCAATCTTTGCGTTAAACATAACCGCAGATGATTTGAGATCGTCACGAGGATCTGCACCCAAACCTTTAGTTGGCCCGACAATTGCACGACCTGTTGCACCGTTACCCACACCAGTAACTTTTACTTGGGCACGATGGTAACCTGATCCACGGAATGAACCTGTTGACCATCCATTAGGATTAGTACCACCAAGGTTACCAGCAGAGTCTTGTTTTATTAATAAGTTTACTAGTGCATTACCACTAATGACTGGAGTAATCTCAGCACCAGTTCCGTCACCAATAACTGTTGCAGTAGGTGTGGATGTATATCCAGTACCACCAGCAGTTACCGCAACACCTACTAACTCACCAGCACGAGCCGCTACTTCTACTGCACGTTGTTCTACTTGTTCCGCAGTTGCATCAACAGAAGCTGCTTGATCTGAGTCAACAAACTGAACGGGCATGTATGCAGAAGATAAGAATTTAGAGGCATTCAACGCACCAATAGAATACAAGAACTTCCAGACATATCCGTCTGAAGTAGTAAATGGTGTACCAGTTGTATTACCAGTCGGTTGTTCAGTAGAGTTTACTGGAGTACCAGTTGCATCTTTACCTTGTTGTAGACAAACATAAATTTCTTGGTTACTATTCATTACATAGAATGGTTGTATAGGATAACCAATATGATTATCATCATACGCAGAATACTGAGTACCAGAAGACCAGTTATAACGAGGAACCGCAAATGACTTATCAGTAATATTCTTGATAGATTGCAAATTCATTCGTGCATCACGTTCATCTCTCTCACGGTTTTGTGGAGTTACAGTCGCATCTGTATCATTCCAAATCTCCGAACGACCAATACCAGCATAGTATCGAGTAGATGAAGAATCGAAATCTGAAAACAGATCTTCGAGAAAGAGTTTTTTAATTTTGTCAGTTACTATAGCAGCCATTTATTTGTCCTATGAAATTGTTGCGCCGTTCGATGATACTACGAACCACTCACTTGCAGACGTACTGTATGCGAGTGTTACCGATTGACCGTTCGTCAAAACAACGGTATCTCTGGTCGAACTGTTATTTGTAATAGTAACAGTTGCGGATCCAGTGTTTATATTTATTAAGTGTTTAACTTCCCCATCTACTGTTCCATCTGCCATAGACGCTGTCACCGCAGTCGCCATGTTGAAGTAAGTGATAGGGGCATTAAGAGAAATTGTAGCAGGAGTTGCAGTTACATTCTGAACACCTAGTGCTAGTTTTGTTTCAACCGCAACCGCACCAGTTCCTTTACCATGCAATTCTAAGTTAACATTTGCCTGATCACCTACCGCCTTTAGTGCTGGGTGTAGGTTAATTGCAGCTGAAACAACCTCAACATTGTTGATAGCGTTTGTTGCTGGAGTAAGAGTAATTAGTTCGTTACCAGATCCATCATCAATTGCAGTAGATATTTTTGGTTCTGAAATTACTGGAGTGGTAAGTGTTTTGTTAGTTAAAGTCTGAGCATGACTATTAAAAGTAAACTCATCATTTGTACCTAGTAAAGGTAGAGTTACTGTACGATCAGCTGCAAGTTCACTCACACCAAATATGTATTGGTGATTAGCACTTGTATCATTAATTTGTGGAGTAGTAATAACAGGACTGGTTAAAGTCTTGTTAGTTAACGTTTGAGCAGGAGTAGTTAGTACGAAGTCACCGTCCGCATCTGGAAGTGTTAATACTCTATCTGCTGTCGCATTAGCGGCTGTCAGTTTTACTTCAAAGTTATCGATGGACGTTCCTTCAAATAAGATACCGTCAGAGTCGAACTGGATCTTAGTTGCCAGTACGTCACTATCCCCACCGAGGAATTTATAAAGTTCTACGAAGTTTGCGTTTATTTTTAAACCAGCAGTACGAAGGGTATCCCCTTGACCGTCATTCGCTACTACGCCTCTATTTAATACTTGTCTTGTCATCTCTTCTACCTAAGATTGTTACTTCTATTTATACGTTTTATAACAGTTCATCGAGAGTTATTTCACTATCTGAATCACCAGTTATACCAACTGCTGGGTTATTTGTGTCTTCCCTTTCAACGTTTCTCCAAGTAAACTGTTCTTGGTCAATCGTTTCTAGTGAAGATAATCCAATACCTGAACTATCCGCATTGTGATCAATATCAAATGTCGGTGAGTTAGGTTCTAGATATTCTGTCATGGTCTGATACAAGTTATGCAGTTCACCAATAGACTTATCTGCAACGTCCTTCATATCATTACCGCCTGGGTTAGGATAGGTTGTTGTACTACCCAAATTCATTCTGAACTTCATGTTAGTTCCTCCTCCAATATTAGTGTCGAAGTAATCAAACAGTGCAGTGTGTTGTGCGTAACCTTCTGGATGACGCATAGTTGCAATACCTTCCACTTCTTGTGGTGGAATGTCCAACGTGCCAGGAAATGGTTGATTCTCGATATCCAAATCAACAACACCTTCTAATTGTACTTGTGATCCCAAGTACATACCAGCTGGATGGACGAACAGTTTGTAAATATTTCTCCACTCAGATATAGACAATTCACTCTTGATTTGAATTGCATATGTCTGATATAATTTATCGTCTGTAAGATATCTTTGAGACGATGATCCGATTTCAGACTCATTTAAGTTGAAAACGTTTTTCTTTGTATAGACCACATCTGGATCTATATTAAAGAATGTACGAAAGAACTGTTGTATCGAGTACTTAGTACCTTTAGATTTGTACAATGTATTCGAGTACTTTGCAGCCTCTCTCTTATCTGGGAATCCTTCAAAGTAAGATTGTCCCAATAATAGTTCATCTTCTACGAACGATAGAAGATCAATATCTGTTTGAGTAATGTCCTTTGTAAGGAACAACTCATTAAGAAGATTAGTCGGTGAGGACTCCTGATCTTCAAACGAATAATAAGCCTTTAATAACTTGACAAATGTAGGATAATTCTCTACAATATGATCGGGAAGTACTTCCTCAACCTTATAGTGTCGTAGGTTTATTTCCCTACGACCTAGATCCGAAAATGTCTTATCTAAATGTGTGGTCATTAGTTAGTCGCTGTCGTTAGAATACCAGTTGTTTGTGATCTCGAATCATCGAAACTAAGAACATCGTTTCTCTGTGGTACAACTAATGATTGGTTAGCTGGAACCGCAGATACCTTAATAAATGTCTGACCTCCAGTAATACTATCTACTTGTAGTCCGACCAGATAAACTGTACCTGTACTTGATGCATAGTTACCTACATTATCTACCAATACACGGTTGTCTGTCAAGTTAATAACCTGTAAAATATTACTATTTAATTTGTTTCGTATAACACAGTTAACATTTTGGAATACAAAGTTTGTTGATGTGACGATAAAGTTCTCATCATCTCTCGATTGTAATTCAACAGGGAACTTCAATGTATGGTTTGATACGAGTCCGAGTGTCGGTGTGAATCTTTGTTGCATCTTCACTGAAGTACGAGAAGAAAGAATCGCAGGCGAGATTTCATCAATCAATGACAGTAGGTTTGATCGTCTAAACGCTTGGTCAAACTTACCAGTATTTTCATTAAAGTATTGACGTACCGCATCATCTACCTGTGTTTTAATTGTGTTAAGTGTCAATGAAGTAAGTCTTTCATTGAATTGGAATTTGGTGTCTAGTTCCACAAACGTTCTTACAGGATCAGCAAACTTCAAATCAAAAGAAGCGATTGACAACTGTTCTGCAAGATCTAAGATTGCGGTCTTAGTTGCATCTATTGTTGTGGTTGGTATATTAGTGTTGAACAGTACAGACATATAAACACATCCATACTCTTTAACAATATTGTCTTCTCCACCCCATGACTTGATGTCTTTAATTAGAGATGAGAAGTTACGTAATACAAGTGAAGAGTAATCTGCATGAGTTACCATTCTGTTTTGAGCTGCATATTGGAATGGTGCATTCTTACGAATAGATTCTAATGTTTCTTTCTCAGCACCACCAGATGATTCTGCTTCCGTTGTTATTGTTGGTGTACGAGTAGTACTTGCATTAATCTGAATTTCATTTACTGGTTCGAATATATCAGAGAAGTTAGCTGCATCACCAGATACAGATAAGTATTCAACGACAATCTTATTTCCTGGCTCTGGTGTTCTACCAAGAGTAGTACCATTACCAAAGGTTAATTCAAAATGTCCGTTAGGCATTTCTTTTAGAATGTATAGTGTCGAGTCGTTGTTAATTACATTTGCTTCAAGTATATTCTTATATGCAGTGAAGTCTAAAGATGTTGAACTAGGATGTACCTTTACTACCGCAGTAGATAGATCTAAGTTTTTATCTGGGATTATGTAAGTAATGTTTTCCGTGTTATCACCAGAGATAAACGTCTTAGTCTTTGCGTTACCCTCTTTGATAGGTATTATATTAGAACCGTTTTGTTGTTGGAACTCATAAAAACCAAACCCATCATCTGTCGCAGAAATGGTTTCTGTTGTTTGGAATGTGTATTCAACATCTTCTACAGATGTCGTAAATTTGTAACCAGAAGGTAAAGAGATACGTGGACTACGATCGGCTACACCATTTAGATTGATTGACATTTTAATGAAAGCAGTAGAGGCATTCTTACTATCTGGGATATATCCGATACCTTCGGAAAGAGATACCAAAGAACTACGCAACTGTGCAGTACCAAGGAAGGATTCGTTCAATGCGAAGTTGGCAGTCAACGCATTTATATGCGTATTATATGCCAAAACATCTAATAGGTTTGATAAACCAGATGCTTCGAAATTGAAGTCCTTAAACTCCTTTTCCTGTTGAAGGTATTCTTTCAGATTGTTTTTGATTGCCTGAAAGTCTAATGCTGTTGATTTTATTGTTGTTGCCATTTATCTTAACCTACTTAATACGGTAGTAAATTCTACAAGTTCTCCAGTGTTGATTACCTTAAAGATAACCGTTACTTCAGCAGAGTTGTAGTCTGGTTGCATGTTGACCGACACCTTTAGTGTAGGTATGTCAACACGAGGTTCATATACTTCTAAAACGTTCTTAATCTCACGAATTACAGACTTCTCTGTTCCACCGTCTGCAAGTTCAAATAAGAAATTATAAAGGTTTCCACCATAATATGGATTGAATGGTTTCTCTCCTTGGTTAGTTAACAGGAGATTCTTTACCGCAAACTTCACTGACTCTACATTTAGTTTCTTGTAGATATCTCTAGTTTGCGATTTGAGAGCCAACGACAAATCTATATCAGAGTATTCTTTGTTACGTGTTGCGGTAACAGTAGACGCTGATGATAGATTAGTGTCTTCTATCGATAATGCTCTTGTGATTGCCATATTAGTCTCTTAAATAACCTTGTATCTATTTATACGTTTTAATCTAGTTTTACTTCGATTAATTCCTTAGATGATAGTAACTTACTATTATAAGTTGTTGTTACTGATCCCTTGAAACCTAAATCAAATGATTCCGAAACCTCAGGCATCTCGATCGCAATCTGAGATGTCAGAGATCCGTCTGGGTTATAGATGTCATAATCCAGAGTTAACTTGTCAAAGAAACAATAGTCTTTCCAGTATTCTGCAACATCAAATGTCGCACTGTGATCTATCTTGCCTTCTCTATCAATAACCTGATATACTACAAGACGACCATCTTGTTTCTTTATGTTGTCACCCCCTACTGTCTCCAGAGGGCCACCTTTGTAAATACCTTCACTCACAATAAGACGTACATTGTTAAACAAGTCTGTATTACCATTGATTGTTCTGTACATCTCTGCGTGTAAATAAAGGTTACGTGCAATTTGTTTTCTTTCTTCTGCCGTACCAACATGAGAGAACGGAGTCTTGTCTCCATACGCACCAAGGTATTTCGCAATGGTTACGCCTGGCGCTAACTTAGTTCTAGATGATATATTGTCTCCGTCTAGAAAGTTTGGATTGTATAATGGATCTGGTAATATAATCATCCTTTAAACCTCTTACCTCTATTCTCAATTGAATTACCGATCGGAACAAATCCAAATCGTGAAGACTCTTTTGTACCAACAGTTCTTCCGATCTTAGGTGGACTTGAGTTATCAAATTGTGAGTTTAATTTACCTTCCGCAACCATCTTGTTTCCAATAAGAGAACGGTTCGCAGTATCACGAATCGTAGATCTAATCTCTTGTGTTGTCGGAACCTTTTCAAATAATCCTTCGTAGTCATCACGTAGTAGAATCTTATTCTTCAATACGTCACCAGCATCCACTGTCACGGTACGTACAGAGAAGTCACCCATAGTCATCATTGCTCCAATTGCATCTGCAAGTGGTACAGGTTTCTTTGGTGTTGGTGTCTCTTGTGCTTCAACTGCTTTCTTAACTGTTGGGTTAGGGCCAGATCCAGCTGCCCCTAATGCACCAGCGGTTCCCGCTTTGGTCGCTTGGTGTGCGGTCTTTGCCTTGTCACATACGTTTGCGTTATAAGATCGAATCGCCTCTGTTGCCTGTCCGTGGAATGATCCATAGAACGCAGCTCCAGATGCAAATGGAACCGCACCTTTTGGCCCCATGTAAACTGGTGAAGTCATCTCTACCTGTTCACCACCGATCACACCTTTCATACCCATGACAGACAATTCAGATCCAGTGATTGCCATTACTGGTGCAGTCTGAATGTATTCATCTTTTGCAGTCATGATTAAACGATTGTCAGTAAACACATTGAGTTCTCCCTCAAC